ATGGGCGAAGCAGGGCCAGAAGCTATTTTACCTTTGACCAGAAATTCTAAAGGTAAACTCGGTGTAATTGCTGATAGTACTGGACAATCGGGCAGTAATGTGTATAATATAGCAGTTACTGTTCAAAGTTCTAAGGACGAAAAGCCCGCAGATACAGGACAGAAAATTGCAGAAGCTATGATGAGAACTATAGCTAAACAAGAAATCGGATTAGCAGCTAGACCAGGCAACTCACTTAACAGAACTACTAAATTTGGATAAGACATGACTACAACAGCTTTGCCTTTACCTAATAAAATAGCACTTTCAAGTGATAAGTCTGTTAGTTTCAGAGCCATCTCCTCCCAGTTTGGGGATGGTTATCAACAAATAGCACCTAATGGGATTAATAATAAGGTAGCTTCATGGAATGTTGAGTGGGGCGCTTTAACATTAACTGAAAGAAATACTGTAGAAACTGTATTAGATAGTGTTGGTTCTTGGGGAATACTAACTTGGACTCCTACTAATGAAACAGTACAATTGAAATTCAGAATCACTAATGAAGGATATTCCAGAAAAACTTTAAATAGAAATGGCGTATTTTCTATTTCTTGTAAGTTAGTTCAGGTCTTCGACATATGACTATTAATCAAGATGTTCTAAAATCAGAAGTTCCAGCATTAGTAGAGCTTTTTGAGATTGATTTAACTTCTACTAATGTTCCGGCTCTAGTTGGTAACGTGTTCAGAGTAGCTACTATGACTGACTCTACTGACCTAGCTAATATAAAAGCTGTTAGTTTTGGTGGGAATGACTACGTTCCGTACCCTATACAGATTTCTGAAGTATCTTTTTCTTCTGATGGTGCGCCTCCAAGACCAAAGTTAGTAATAGCTAATGTTAATAAGTATATTGGTCAGTTAGCTTTTGCCTACGGGGATATTATAGGTGCTACTGTTACTTATATTAGAACATTTACACCTTATTTGAATTCCTCTAGTAAAGTATCATTACCACCGTTGAAATACTTTATAGCTAAAAAGACTTCCCATAATAGAACTACATTATCCTTTGAGTTAAGGGATTTCAGAGATAAAGAAAGAGCTTTCCTTCCTAAACGGCAGATGTTAAAGAAAGACTTTCCTGGACTTGGGATTAATAAAAATGTCAGATAGAATAGAGTTGACTTTCAAACAGTCTGAGAAGATTAGAGAACATACCTTAAACTGTTATCCGCAGGAAATGTGTGGTTTCCTAACTGAAGATGATTTTATTCCTGTAAAGAATACTGCTGAGGAACCGGAAAAGTCATTTAGAATAGACAGTATAGACTATGCCAGAGGGTTTAGCAAAGCTATAGCGGTCGTTCATTCCCATACTAGAGCTTTAAAGAAACAGGAACTATTTGATTTAAGAACCCCTAGTTATACTGATTATGTTAATCAGAAGAAAACTGGTTTACCTTGGTTAATTGTCGGCTGCGAGAGTTTAACAGTTACAGACCCAATTCAGTTTCCAAGAGTTCCTAGTAATGAGTATATCGGTAGACCTTTTCAATGGTTTATCTATGATTGTTATAACTTAGTTCAGGACTTTTATAGGTTTGAACTTGATATTATTCTGAGAGATTCTCTAGTAGATAAAGATTATCAAGATATTAGGCACATGAATGATATATTTAGTGACTATTTCGAGGATTATGGGTTTAAAGAAATTCCTTTTGAGGAACTTACAGACGGTAATCTAGTTCTGTTAGACCACGGTGGCTTTACTTGTAATCATTTAGGTATCTATTGGAAAGGTCAGATTATTCATCAAGGTATGATTAGTGTATCAGTTCCTTTTGAAACTTTCTTAGGAAGAATAAATAAGGTATTAAAATATGTCGGCTAAACTAAATGTTGTTATTCTTTCAGGTGAAAATCCTGAGGTATTTGAATTGTTTGCTTCTAATATAAAAGAAGTAGTTAGTTTGCTCCGCTTGCAGAAAGGTGATAGCTTTGCTGATGAATTGCTAAATAATAACTATAAGTTTGTATTAGCTGATTCTACTAGAGAAGATAGTTTTGTAGCTTTAGTACCTGAGGTTGTGTTTTCTAGTTTTGAAGGTTTTGATACTTTGTTGATTGTTCCTGAAGTAGATGGTGAACTACCTGCTGCTGCTGTAGGTTGGGCTGCTGGTGCTTTAATGACTGCTTCGGCTTCAGCTGGAGCCGCTGGAGGGGTTATGGCTTCTGTGGCTGCTTTTATGGCTACTTATGCTACAGCAATAACTATGGTACTTAATTTAGCTCTTAGCATTGGTTTAAATATGCTAATGTCTGCTTTGTCTCCTACTCCTGAATTCTCATCTGACCCTGCCGCAGCTCAGAACAAATCTAATTTATTTAATGGCGCACCTATAGTAAGAAACCAAGGTGGTAGTGTACCACTTATATTTGGTAATCCTTATTGTGGCGCAGTACTTATTTCATCTGGTGCATTTACAGAAGAGGTTACAGCATAATGGAAAACTTACCAGTAATTTATGGTGAAAAGAAAGGTGGTGGACATACTCCTGTAGAAGCTGCCGATACTTTATCCTCTAAACAGACAATGAGACTATTATTTGCCTTATCCGAAGGTCAAATAGATAGTGTCCAAGACATTTTAATAAATAGTGCGAGTATTAGTAACTATAGTTCTACTATAGACTACGAGGTTAGGCAAGGTACAGTTGACCAGACTGTTATTAAAGGTTTCTCTGAAGTAGAAGCCCCTTTAACTGGTGGTGGTGTCTTTCCAGTTGAGTTAAAAGCTGGTATTCAGCATATCTATTCACTTTTAGGTATGTATGATGCGGCTAGGGTTAATCTAACTATCCCTAGATTAATGCAAGTAACAGACCTAGGAGACCGAGTAGGTTACACAGTTACTTTATCTATTTACAAAAGACATCAACCATTTGACGGTAGTCCAGGAAGTTGGCAATTAGCTAGTACTATTACTAAGAATGGTAAATGTACTAATCCTTATTCATGGGATGTAAGATTAGAAAAGCCAGCTACTACCGGAGAGCTAGATTCTTGGGGCATTATGATTGTCCGAGATTCTGCTGATGATTCGGATGATAGGCATTATAGCACTACAGCATTATCCGCTATAACTACTATAGTTGAGTCTAGTCTAACTTACCCACATACAGCTTTAGTTGGTGTTACTTTAAAGGATGCTGCCCAGTTTGGTGGTTCAATTCCTGAAATTAAGTTTAAAGTTAAAGGTATTAAATTACCTTTACCAGTTAATTATAACCCAACTACTAGAGCTTGTACTGGCGTATGGAATGGTGCATTTAAGTCAGTTAGAGAATATACTGATAACTTAGCTTGGATAACTTACTGGGTTCTACGAGAACATGGTTCTACTTTCTTAGACTCTGAATGGGGTTTAGAAATTGCTGCTAGTGATATTGATGTAGGTTCCTTTTACCTGTACGCCCAGTACTGTGACCAGTTAGTATCCGATGGTAAAGGTGGGCAAGAACCTAGATATACAGCGCACTTTCAGTTTATTGAAAGAGATAATGTTCCGACTTTCTTAACTTACCTGTTAAATTTAGGTAATGCTAACTTCTCCTCTAATAGTCTAGGTCAGATTTCAATCATCTGGGATGGTGCAGGTCAAAGCATTACTAAAGTAGTATCTAATGCTACTGTAGTTGATGGTGTTTTCGAGTACTCATCTAATGACCTAGAAGGTAGAACTAATCTAGTTAATGTAACCTACGCTAGAGAAGAACTATTTGGCGATAGCGATACCGCTACTCATTATGAACAGACTTTAATTGATAGATATGGCTTGCAAACCTCTGACGTAGTATTGTTTGGTTGTAAAAGTGAAGCACAAGCTTTGAGAAAGGCTAGAGCTGTTCTTTATAACAACTGCTATGCTACTGATTTAGTTACTTTTAGACAACTGTTCCAAGGTGCTACTTACCAAATCGGTGAGTTAGTTTCTGTTATGGATAGTGATAATGTTGTAACTGACCCTAAACATGGGATAATTACTGGTAGTTCGCTTTCAGCTGGCACTACTACTTTGACTTTAGACCGTTCAATAGTCTTAACTAATGCTAGTTATACTGTTCAGTTTATCAGGGCTGATGGTACTACATTCTTATCAAAAGCAATTACTCAGACTAATGGCTCATTCTCTAGTGTTAGTTATACTGGAAGTGAGATACCTTTTATTGGTGGTACTGTGTTGTTCTCAACTACAGCTTTAACTCCTAGAACAGTTAAAGTTATCAAAGTAGATAAAGATGATGAACACGTTTATACAATTACTGGGTTGACACATAACGAGTCTAAATATAGTTATATCGAGAATGTAGGTTCTATTGCTACGCCTTCTGGTAGTTTTATTAACTTTAATAACTTTACAGTTCCAGCTGTTAGTAACATTACAGTAGAAGAAGTGTTCTCGTCTAATGGTGTAGTTGAGTTTTCTAAACTAGCTGTTGACTGGGATTGGAATGTTAGTGGTACTGAAGACTATAGAGCTACTTTTGATGTTTCTTACCGTAGAGATAACCAAGAGTATCAGCAAGCTAGAAACTTAGGTACATCTGATTTTGATATTGAGTACCCACTTCCAGGTGTCTATGAGATTTATGTCTGGGCTGTTAATCCTTTCTCTGGACTACGTTCAGTTGTAACTAGCGTTGCTTATAATTTTAGAGTAGCATCTGCAACTTCTACTTTGTTGCCTCCAACTAATGTAGTAGTTCCTAATACTGCTGACGTTGTATTTCAGCAGAGGGATTTGCCATTGACTTGGACTTTTCCAGTTGCTAATGATACTAAACTAGATAAACTTAAAGACTATGTGGTTCAGGTCTTAGATTATGCTACCAGTACTGTTAAAGGAACTTATACAGTAGCTCCTAATACAGCTAAAGGTGGAGATTTTCTACTTACTTTTGCTGAAAATGCTGCTATTTTCGGTACTGCCCAGAGACAGTTTAGAGTTAGAGTCTTTAGTAGAGACTTAGTTGGTGATTTATCCAATTATGTTGAGGTTGTTCCTAATAATCCAGCTCCTACTGTTAGTACGTTTGCAGTTAGTGCTGTTTTTGGAGCTGCTTATGTAAAAGCAACTATTCCAAGTGACCCTGACCTTGTTAGTTATACTTTTAAAAAGTATTCTGCCGCTACAGGTGGTACTCTTCTAGGAACTATAACAACTGTTAGTAACTATGTTGATTTTGAAGCTACTGCTGGTACTGAGTATTACTATACAGTAACTCCTAATGATAGTTTCGGAACAGGAACTGAAAGTACTAGAACGGCTAGTACTGCTTTATCTGCAGAGATAGATACCTATACTTATACAGGGCTTCAATTTACCCCTAACAGCCCTACTAATAACTATGTCGCTTGGAGTTCTTTTGTAGCTATAAAGGATGGTTCTACAAACGTAACAGTTAATGCTGGTAATGCTCAATGGACTGCTGGAACTCTTTATCTGTACTACATTCCCGGAGATACCACTTTTCATAGCACAACTTCAGCCACTACTGCCATTGCTGCGGGTGGTAGAATCTTAGCTACTTATAAAGGTGGTACAGAGATAACTGCTGATGCAGGTAAAGCTTTTATCTCTGGAGACCAGTTGATTGCTGGCTCTTTACTAGCTAATGCTCTTGCTACTAACACTGCCTATATTACAAATATGGCACAGATTGGAAATATTATTCAGTCAGATAATTATAGTAATAGTGGTGGAAGTTATACTGGTTGGAGAATAGATAAAGGTGGAGCAGCTAACTTTAATAGTATTACTATCAAAGATAGTGCTGGTAATGTTACTATGGCAAGTGGTGGTGCAGTATGGGATTATATTTCTAATCCAAGTGGAACTAAACCAGCTAATAATGCAACTGTAGGTGCTACTTGGGGCACTAATATCTCAGGACAGCCCAGTAATGACTTGATGTTCAATAATTTACAAATAGATACGTGGGTTGTGGGACAAACCCCTCCTTGGACTTTGAATGGAGCTGCTTCAGAAAATTCCATAGTGTATGACACAAATCAAACAGGCACTCGTGTTCCTGTTTGGAAATGTACATCTAACGGTGACAATGCTGCCGACGGTGGTTGGTATCCTGATGCAAATGCCGGTAAAAATTGGTTTAAAGTCGATAAAAATAAATCATATAGATTTGCGGTTCCCGTCAAAATAACAGGAGGAAATACTGGTAGGTATTATTGGGGTATTCTTGAAAATAGTGTTTGTGATTTAAACACAGGTAATAAAAATAGTAACCCTTATTTTGTTTACGGAGAGAGACCTGGTTTAGTGGCAAACCGTTGGTATTTGTTGGTTGGTTATGTGTTTCCGGCTGGAAGTACGGGGAACACCAATGCTGGTTCAGGTATATTCGATTTGACCACAGGTGAACTGATCGCTGAAAGATGGAATTATTGTTGGGCAAGTGATGTTGAATACACAGGCACTCGTGCTTATCAGTTTTACTGTGGAACTGCAGGAGAAACACAAGTATTTGGTTATCCTGTTGTTGAAGTTGTGGATGGCACAGAAAGTAAATTGTTTGACAATCTTGGTTATTCTGCGTTACTAAATGCACAACAAAAATGGTCTGATGTCCAAAACAATGACGGTAAAAGACCTGCAGATTATGCCGATGTAACTAACTACAATGACACAAGAGTTTCTAATGTTATTGAAGAAAATAGTACTTTGTTTGTTGCTCGTCCTATCGGGGCTAGTTATAATTCAAATCAAGGTGCTGTCACGGGCATGATCAGAATTATATTGCCGCAAGGTTTCACTAATACCATGATGAAATTCACGGTGAATGTCTATACCTACAGCCAAGATAAATCTTTTAGTCTGAACTTGGCAGGTTATAACCACTATAACTCAGGAGCTTGGTACAGCACAGAAGCCAATCTATTGGGTTCAACAGCTGCAGACAACAGAGTTAGGTTTGGTTACGATTCTACTTTAGGTAAATGTTGTATCTATATCGGCGAACCCACAAGTTCTTGGAGTATTCCTAAAGTAATGGTTAAAGATTTTGTTGCTGGATATTCAAACTTTGAACGAAGTCAGTGGGAATCTGGCTGGGCGATTGATATTGTTACTTCTGCACCACAGAATGTATCGCAGGATTATGCTGATGCTTTAATTGATGCTGCTAGTATTAGAAACCAAGGTGCTTTTGCAACTTTAAATCAAATCAATTCCACTAATGCAAGTACTTATATTGCTAATGCTGCAATCAAGGCCGCTCAAATAGGAAGTTTATCATTGACTGGAAATAACTTTAATGTAAAAAGTGCACCAACTGGAGCTAGAATGGAAATGGACAATCAGGTTATTAAAATTTATTCCAGTTCTAACGGCATTGACGTACTACGTGTTAAACTTGGCAATTTGAGCGCATAGGAGGTATTATGAGTTATGGGTTACAGATTTGGGATGAGCAAAGTAGATTATTATTAGATACTTCAGATAGGATAACACGGTTACTAGCAACATACTCAGGTACTGTTTACTATAATTCTAGTCAAATGTTATGGATTTGGTCGATTAACATCCCTAACTTTATCAATGATAACCATAGTTATTTGTTAATCAATACCAGTAATTTAGCCGTGGGTCATTGGTGTCCCTCCGCTGAAACAGTAAATCTATCATATGTTAATTATTACAGTAGTGGTAGCATAGATTATACAATACAACATATGGGATTTTAATTATGGCTTATGGAATACAGGTTTTTAACACTTCTGCTGGTACAATTCAAATAGACCAAGATTATAGAAATCTTTTCTATAATAGAACTGTCTACTATAGCGATTCAGCTAGTTTATTGACTATACTGAATTCGTTAGGAGAGGATGAGTTCCCTGTATATGACATTACAACTGTTGGCAACTTCTACCCTGTTCAGTACGGGTATTTAACAATTTTTAAAACATATACTAATGTAATTTCTGCTGGGTATGGCTTAACTGTTTACAAATCAGATGGTTCAATAGCCTATTCAAATTTAGGAAGACCTTTAGAAACGATAGGAGATACAGAATATATTTGGAATAGTTTTGTATTTCCATCTCCTCAATACTTAAATCTATACTTGCCAGAATCAAGACCCGGCAAAGTTAGAAATATAATTTTTAGTCTTATGGCTGGTGACTGGAGTATTTATAACTACAATACATTTGGTAAAGGATTCCACCCTTGGTTTAGTGAAGGTGAGTTTTATATTTCCAGTTCAATTTCTGGGGGAATACAACATTTACAGATGGGGTTTACCCAACCAGCTAATAATTTTTTAATAGTAGCAATAATAGACGGGTAATAATATGAGAATAGCACTAATAAAACAAGATGGATTGATTTCATTTGTAGTTGAGTATGAGAATCAAGCAGATAGTCAGTATGTCGATGGCGAGTATTATCATAATGGTGAGTTACTTGCTAAAAACCTACTAGATGTAATTACTCCTGTACATCAATTAGTAAAAACAATCCACTGGGATGGTACTGAGTTCAAAACTCATCTACCACAAAAAGACCAATATGAAGTATGGGATACTGCTACGTTTAGTTATAAATTAGATGAAGAACTGTTTTACAAAACCAAAGAAATGGAAGTAAAACAAAAACGTCAACAGTTACTAACTGCAACTGACTGGACGGACACGGTATCAGCATCTACAAGATTAGAAAACTATAATGCTTGGCAGGTCTATCGCCAGCAACTTAGAGATATAACAACACAAGAAGGTTATCCGTTTAGTATTGTATGGCCTTCTCAGCCAGTATAGGAGCTATTATGTCACTTGACCCTATAACAGCAGGATTTGACCTAGTTAAAACTGGCTTAGACAAGTTCTTCCCTGATGCCGATACAGAACTTAAAGGTAAGCTAGAAGCCGCAGCTACTGAAATTAACAACAACTACCAGTTACAACTAGCTCAGATAGGGGTAAATAAGGTAGAAGCTGGTAGTTCTAGTCTATTTACCTCCGGTTGGAGGCCATTTATCGGTTGGATTTGTGGACTTGCACTAGCTTACTGCTCTATACTAGAACCACTACTTCGGTTCATAGCTAATGTACTATTTGGCTATGCAGGCTCCTTTCCTACTATAGATACAGATATAACTATGCAAGTTCTACTAGGTATACTAGGTCTGGGAGCTATGCGTAGTTATGATAAGGCACAGGGTACTGTTAGAAAGTAGATTAGGTACTGAGAATGGCGTTATTTGCTAATTTTCGCATTTAACGCTGTTTTTCTCGTCACCCTCTCCAATAGCCTGTTTTATGAATATCGCGTTATCAGCGTCATTCTCGTTGATATTTTCGTCATCATCGACCGTTTCACAAGACAATTTGACGTTTTCCAGCTCTCTAGCTCTTAATCTTTCTAAATAAGTTGACATAATAGCTCCTGTTGTAGTTGAAGCTATTATA